ACTTAAAAAGGTATTACGTGATCAGCGATTGCAACAACGCTGCCGAAGGATTTAGTGCCACCTGGTGGCCACACTTGTGGCGTGTAAAAATCAATCCGCTGACCGACAGTCAAGAATACAAAGACATACTGAATCAAATCAAGGTTGATACCGATATCAATGGCAATACCGGTAATGTGACACTGGGTTCAGTAACCAGTATTATCAGCAAATACATAGAAATTAACGATGCCATACTGAGAGAAGCCGAAACCAATGTACCTTACAGTGGTTATGATATTGATCACATCTACATAAAACCAACCACAGAAGATAATGCTTACCCTGGAGATCCAGAAGGTATCACTGCGGATAATGGAGCTGTAACTGGTGATAGCGGAATAGCAGAAAGCAGTGGCGGCATAGCCAGTCCAAGTTCAACTGTTGAGGGTTATTTGACCGGTGACGGCAAGGCACCCAATGGACTGCCGGTTTATTCGGGTATTGCATTTCCCGCAAATCCATTGGTGGGAGATTATGCCCTACGAATAGATTATTTGCCTAACCGACTGTTTAGATGGGATGGTCGCAGATGGGTCAAGATCGAAGACAATGTGAGAACCACGCTCACACCAGGTGCAAATAATCAAACTCTGCGCAGCGGCTTTGTAAATAATACAAACACATTCACAAACAACAGCGGTGAAGTGAGCGAAAGACAAAGCCTAAGCCAGGCACTAAGACCCAAGGCAGACAATTAATGGCGCAATTATATTTTTACGACGGGCAGATACGCAGATTCTTGGTACAGTTCATGCGAATTGTAAGTAATTTTGAAGTTGAATTTGGCAAGGATCGTGACGGCACACGCACCTTACAACGAGTGCCTGTGTATTATGGTGATCCCAGCAGACAAGGCGCAACCATATTGAGAGGCAACAGTGAAAACACACTCAATGCTGTGCCAGCCATGAGTGCCTACATAAGTGGCTTTACCTATGCTCAAGATCGAATGCAGGAACCCACGTTCGTCAGTAAAATGAATATTCGTGAAAGAGAATACGATGCCGAAACAGGTCTGTATGGAACGCAGCAAGGCGACAGCTACACTATTGAACGTTTGATGCCGGTCCCTTACAACCTAGAAGTAAAACTGGACATTTGGACCAGCAACACCGAACAAAAAATGCAATTGATCGAACAACTGGCAGTGTTGTTTAATCCTAGTCTTGAAATTCAAAGCACTGACAACTATGTGGATTGGAGCAGTTTGAGTTATGTGGAATTGACCAATGTGTTGTGGACATCAAGAACTGTGCCAGCCGGGGCTGATGAAACAATTGATATTGCTTCATTGACTTTTACCATGCCAATCTGGATCAGCGCACCAGCTAAAGTAAAACGTCTTGGCGTTATACAAAAATTTATTGGTAGTATATATGACGAACAAGGTGCGTTCAGTGACGATACTGTGTTGTCCAATTTGATCAGTAGAGTTTATGTAACACCGTTGGATTATGGTGTATTATACACAGGCAATCAACTACAGTTATTGAAGAAACAAGAAATTGTAGATTCTGAAGATAACATTATTACCTCAGGCGCTCCGGTTACCTGGAAAGCACTGATTGAAGTATATGGCACATTGATTACTGGCAGTACTGAAATCAGATTGGCTTTGCCAACTGGTACAGAATTAATTGGAAGTATTGCTTATCACCCAACTGATCCATATCTCTTACTGTTTGATCCATTTGAAGATACTGCGCCATCAAATACCTTGCCGCCAATCAATGCAATCATAAATCCTTTGAATGTCAAAGTGGATAGCAATTTGTTATCGCCCAGTACAGGTACCAGATATCTTTTGACTGATTCCATAGGCAATGATGCCAATTTAGAAGGAAGCACAGTCTGGAATGATCTGGTAGCCAATCAAAATGATATTGTAGAATACACTGGTTCCGTTTGGCAAGTGGTGTTTGACAGTCAAAATGAAACGTCAACAGAATATGTTACTAACACATTAACAGGAATTCAATACCGCTGGACCGGCGAAGCTTGGGTCAAATCAGTGGAAGGTGTTTATCGAGGTGGTGAGTGGAGTCTTATCATATAGGTTGTGGTGCATTAATTTACAGTATCACAACCAAAAGATATCTTTTCTTATTGAGAAATCAAAAACGACATGCAGGGTCCTGGGGCTTGGTTGGCGGTGGTGTTGAACCCGGAGAAACCGCAATAGAAGCCTTGCATAGAGAATTGATTGAAGAAATTAATCTTGTAGAATACAATCAAATAGTACCGCTAGAAAAATTTACCAGTGATCAAGGCAATTTTGAATATCATACCTATTTGATAACGGTTGAAAAAGAATTTGTGCCAGAGCTGAACGACGAACACAGAGGGTATGCATGGACCACAATAGCAGATCATCCAAAACCTTTACATCCCGGAGTATGGCGGACTTTTAACTTTCAAGCTATTGTAAGTAAAATAAAAACTTTTGAGCAAGTTTTAGAGATCACACTCTAGTACTAGATCACGAAAACTAATTCTACGTAAATTATTATGATCTTGCCATTGAGCAGGTATGTAACCGCTTCCGGTGCTATTTACTAACACAAAATCTACCAACGGATAAGTTCTAAAAACATGTGTCATTGACAATGCCCAGTAGGTATCTGTGGTGTTGTTATAGTCAGTGTAAGCGTTGGTGTCTTTATACACATTATCATAATGACCCACAGTGTCCAATCCGTCATGACCCAGCAAATATATTTTTGTGTGTCCGTCAAAACAGGCCAAGTAAGCGGCAATGGCACCTGCATTCCAACCTGGGTTTTGTGGTATCACATGGAAAATACCAGGATAACTCAAAATATTTTCATGAGTACTATACACAACATTGGTTTTGACAAATCGTGATTGTCTCACTTCATGTGCCATTTGTGATCCTACAACTACCAAAAAATCAGGTGTGTAATCTCTATAGAGAGCATTACAACCGTATGTTTGAACATTGCGTCCTTTGAAAAGATTTAGATCAAAACCCAACCTACTTGTGCCGTTGCCTATCACGACTGCTTTCTGCATGAATCGTTGATTATGAACAGATTTGGCAATAAATTCCTTGCCGTAATTCCACTCGCCTTCTCTGTAGATGGCCGAAGAATGAACATCTTCGCCGTGATAGTTGGTTCTAAAAAGCTTGCGTATTGTTTGCACTTGGGTTCCTGACCGCCATTGTGTATTTATTTTAAAATCAGCGGAAAGGCGGTCCGCCTATCCAAAGCACCAAAGATCTACGCACACCTTTGGTTACCGGTGCAACTCTGTGCAGCGTGTATGAAGGGAAAAACCATGCCCGCCCTTTTACATAATCCAAAGTTTGAACGTCATCATTAGTGGTTTTGACTTGAAATTCACCTCCTTCAAAATCAGATGGATCAGACAGTAGCATAGACATAGATAACTTGCGTGGCGCATGAGTGTCATTGGGCGAAGCATCTGTGTGCCAGCTGTAGTGATCTTTGTTGTCATCGGTGTATAAAGTCAGCTGCATTGGCTCGTAAAATCCAGTTAGGTCAAAGTGAAAATATCTACTATTGACTTCAGCCACTGCTCTAGCCAGCTTGTCCCATATTGGATGTAATTCTGGTTTTGTTCCTAGCCAAGACACGTTACCTTTTCTTATATCCGGACTTACAATGCCATTATCAGCAGATCCACCAACTTCGGCAGACTGCATTGACAACCACTCAGGCTGCGCTAATATAGAATTTATTTCGTCATTGGTAAGAAACCCGTCCCAGTATGCTAGACTGTCTTTACCTGGAATGTTTCGTGGCGGAATACTGTACAACATCAATTGCCTCCATAATTTTTAACATTTGTTCAAAAAAATTGATAGTGTGAATCTATAATGACTTGCTATATGCGATTGAGGTCGCACAGTATGGGGAATTTTTGCGTCAAAACACAACAATCTTCCTGGCACATAAGCAGTTGCAAAAGCTATTTCTTGGGTGTCATTTTTAAAAAATAGGGTTTCGCCGTGCCACCCATCATTCCAATTTAGATTTACATAATAAAGTAACACCTTGTCGTTTTGATGTGTGTGTATAAAATGAGAATCTGCTGGGGTTGATAAATTCAAAACAGTTTTCTCTATTTCGTATCCAACAATTTCTTCAGCAGCTGGTGTTTTTTGGATTTTTTCAATTATGCCCAAGTTATCGATATCAGTTTGAGAATACAACGAGTGTAGATAACGATGCTTTGAATTTTCTAAATTATGTGTATCTTCCCAACCAATTTGAAAGTAACTTTTAGTTGCAAAGTCATATATATCATTTCTATAGTGAAAATCAAATAGGTTATCATATATAGCTATTCTTTGTTCGCTATCTAATATAATTTCGTTCATTTGGTTTCCATATTGTACGTTCTATTCTTTTGATATGAATAATTGGATCTAACTGTTTGATCACCTGCTTCCTGCAAATAAGATCCATTTTTTCTAACATAATGAAGAAATACCTGCCCGGAATAATATCCTGGAGGTCCATCGCACTTGTCTCTCCAATGATCTAAGTCGCACCCGGGATACAACAACCCATCACCTTCGCCTAGATCAAATCTCTGTCCATCCATATAAATTGGCCATGCATAGTGATGTGATCTTCCCAGTTGTAGAGTTACACTAACTTCACAAGCAGGCCTATCGCTGTGTTTTTCAAGAATATCACCATTACTATACAGTCTAGCATAAGCATAGGTAGGAATCAATGGCTCGCCAAATATATTTTCAATAGTGGGCCAAAGTCTTTCTTGCAAAGTTTCGAACATGTATTCGTGGTCTAATATGGCCCGTGCATTGGGAATTTGATCATCGCCGCCTGGTTTTAGGTCCATTGAACGCAACAGAACGTGTGTAAAAAAATGACAAAATTCTATTGGTATAAGTTTTGGAATATATGCTAATTTATTTTGAGACATTGTACCATTTCTTCATATTTGATTTTTTTAAAACTAAAAGTAAGAATAACTCGTTCAGTGTTTGGAACCAATGTGACCGAATGCGGAACAGTGGAATTCATCAACCAAGTTTGTCCGGTCTTTGAACAAAAAGATTCTCGCAAATAGGATTTTTTTTCTTGTTTGTTCCACGTATAAAAATTGGTTATTTCTCCTGCAGTTTTTAAATAAACGTTGATAGCACAATTTCTTCGCACATCAACATGTGCTGCCACAACCGGGTCAGGTACATCAGATGCGGGTATTTTTAACACCTGCACACCTGGTATTTCATTTTGCAATATGTTGTGAGGCAATTGATCTACAAAATTTTCGCTATTTAAAACTTCATATGTTTCAATAGCAACTGGATTTCCATCTAGATTATTTGCGTATTTTTGTAATCTATTGTAACTATAAATTATTTTTAAATTTTTTTCAACCAGCTGACAACTATCTATACTAATAGGAATTTGGTACGCACATCTCATAAATTATTTTACAATATAGCCTGCCACATCTGTTAGTGCGTGTATGGTTTTGTTTTCAGTTTTTATCTTTATCTGTTTTGGTCCAACAAAAGTTTGATTGTCAATCTGTATCTGACCGCTTCCAAGAAATAATTGTGTTCCTTGTGCCAATTCAGTTTGATTATTTTTCAACATTGTAAAGGTTTCAACATAATTCCTAATTGGAAATTTTTCTATATTCATGTGTTGATTAATGCAAAAAACCTCCAGGTCCTCAATTATAGTGGCTTGCCATTCTCCTGTACCAAGAGGTTTTGACAAAGTTGAATCAAATTTTTCCCAAGCTATTGTTTCACCGGTATCTGTGTTTGTAAATGTACAACTTCCTCGTGCAACTAACCAAATATAAGCAAAATTTGAAGAAGCGGTAAAAACATTTTCCAACATGGGTTCAATATTAACCGGAATTGCCACTGGCAAAAATGCTCTTGCGATTGCTAAATCAAAAGCTTTGTGTATAGTCAATAATTGGCTCATTTTAAATCTCTACTATTTGTTCTGATTCAGGAGCAGGAGGCAACAGGTCTTGAGCAAGATAAGTGAAACTTTGTCCGGCCAACTGTTTAAACTGTGAAATTTTATTTTCGTCAGCACTAAAACTTTCTTCTCTTTGTTGTTGTTCTGCTATCCATAATCCTGCCACGGCTATCCTTTTTTTAATTTCTTCTATGTCATCAACTCCTGGCCACATATTCAATGGTTGGTACGCCAATGCCCGATACTGATTGGGATCTTGATGTAATGTTTTGTCTGAGGCAAAAGAAACTATTAAAGACTTTGATTCTTCGTCATAACTGTGTATTTTCATGTGTAAAAGTTCCATATGTTTTCCTATTAAGCTACTCCACCCAATCTTGTTCCTGTAACCGGCCAAGTTACAAAAGGATTGCCCACAATATAATTTCCTGCGCCACCGGCTGAGCCACCAGTCT